ATTTCATGTCTAAATTTTGAATATTATAAATAACTTATATGTACATTAAAAACAGGGAGTATTCCAAATGACGGATATTAACACTGAACTAGAGAGAATTGCCGATGAAACACTAGGCAACCCTCTAGAGGAAGCACAGGGTAGCCTAGATAGTAAAGGTGACCCACGGGCTCCAATGAAAGGTGCCGCACCTTCCCAGAAAGAAGCCAAAATTGCTGGCGGAACTCCGGGTGGTGAGACACAAGACATGGGACCTGCTGTTGTTTCTCCAGAAGCTAAATCTGATCCAGGTGATGCCGCTACTAAAAGGGCGAAAAAGGCTAGTCCTCCTACAACCAAATCTTCTGACGCTTCTCCGAAACCTATGGGTGATGGCAGTGGTGAGATGAAGGTTGGTGCCCGAGAAGAAGTAGAATTAGAAGGGGTAGATCCTGAGGAAAAAGGCTTGAAAGCCGCTCGAGCAGCTGAGAAGAAAAAGGCTGGTAAAGGTGGTGGAACTGAAGGTCGACCTCAGATAGAACCTGATGAAGATGAAGAAGAAGATGGAGAAAAGAAACAGACTGATCTAGACAAAGACGACGAAGAGGAAGGTGCTCGTAGTAAGAAGCGTCCTACCGCTGAAGAGCGTGTTGCAGAGATTGATCTTTCTGCCGATGTGAACGCATTGACAGAAGGTGAAGGTCTTTCCGAAGAATTTAAGACAAAGGCTGCTACAATTTTTGAAGCTGCATTGAAATCAAAGATCCGCACGGAACTTGAACGTCTAGAGGAAGAGTATGCAGAGGCTTATGATTCCGCTATTAACGAAGCAAAAGATGAGTTGACTGCGAAAGTTGATGGTTACCTCACCTATGTTGTGGAAGAGTGGATGAAGAAGAATGAGTTGGCAGTTGAGCATCGGCTCAAAACTGAACTTGCAGAACAGTTTATCGCTGGTTTGAGAACACTGTTTGAAGAGCATGATATTGCCATTCCTGATGAGAGATTTGATATGTTAGAAGCTGCGGCAACGCAAGCTGATGAAATGGAAAGTCGCCTCAATGAGGAGATTGAGAAGAATATCACTCTGACAACGCAAGTAAATGAACTGTCAAAGAATGAAATTCTTTTAGATGTGGCTTCTGATCTTGCAGATACAGAAGTTGAGAAATTTTCAGAACTAGCAGAGAGTGTAGAGTACGAGAACTCCGAAGATTATCGTTTGAAGTTGGAGACAATCAAAGACTCTTATTTTCCAAAGGCTATGATTAATGAAGAAGTAGAAGCAGCGCCGAATTATGATGAAGTACAAGCGACATCCGGTACAATGGCTGCATATATGACTGCTATTGGTAAAGCAAATAAACGAGCTAGCTAATAGTTGAGAGTAAAAATTTTTATTTAAATAAAAAATAGGGAGAAAACAATGTTTAACACTGAACACCTACAGGAAAAATGGCAGCCAGTCCTAGAGCATCCTGATCTTCCCGAGATTAAGGATCCGTACCGACGTGCTGTTACTACTGTAATCTTGGAAAACCAAGAAAAGGCTATGAGTGAAGATCGTGAGTTTTTGGGAGAAGTTGCACCGAACAATGCGACCGCTAATGTTGCGAATTGGGATCCGATTCTGATTTCGCTAGTGCGCCGTGCGATGCCTTCTTTGATTGCTTATGATGTTTGCGGCGTACAGCCAATGACTGGACCGACTGGCCTCATCTTTTCGATGAAAGCCAGGTATACATCTGCTGACGTTACACCTGAAGCTCTGTATAACGAAGCTAATACATATTTTAGTGGGCAGAAACAGAATGCTACAACGGGAGCGCAAGTTTCCTCACAGGTTGGTCTAGATGTTTTGTCAGTAATGACTGCTGGTAACTATAACGTCAATACTGGTTTGACCACAGCTGCTGCTGAAGCTCTTGGAGATTCAAATGCAGATTCGTTTGCACAAATGGCATTCACCATTGAGAAGTCAACCGTAACTGCAAAGTCACGGGCTCTCAAAGCTGAATACACAATGGAACTCGCACAAGATTTGAAAGCGATTCACGGTCTCGATGCTGAAACCGAACTCGCCAACATCTTGTCTGCTGAGATTCTTGCTGAAATTAACCGAGAGGTTATTCGTACAATTTATATCAATTCCCAAAACGGTGCCCAGACGAATGTGGCAACACCGGGAACCTTTGATTTGAATACAGATTCCAACGGTCGTTGGTCTGTTGAAAAATTTAAGGGCTTGATGTTTGCGATGGAGAGAGATGCTAATGTCATCGCTCGTGACACACGCCGTGGTAAAGGTAACATTATGATTTGTTCTGCTGATGTTGCGTCTGCCATGACAATGGCTGGTTTGCTTGACTATCAATCTGCCCTTCAGGATAACCTGAATGTAGATTCAACAGGCAATACTTTTGCTGGTGTCCTAAATGGTCGCCTTAAAGTATACGTTGATCCGTATGCGAACATGGGACTTGGCTATGCTGGTAAAGCATTCGCTACCCAGTACTATGTTGTTGGTTACAAAGGCACATCGCCTTATGATGCTGGTCTATTCTATTGCCCATACGTTCCGTTGCAGATGGTCCGTGCGGTCGGTGAGAATTCCTTCCAGCCGAAGATTGGTTTTAAGACACGATACGGTTTGGTCATGAATCCGTTTGCAGAGGCAGCTCCGCGGAATGATTCTGGTCAGAGAGACTCCAATGTCTACTACCGTAGAGTTGCGATCACTAATCTGATGTAAGAGAAGTTCTACAAAAAAGTGTTCGTCATTATATAATAATAAAGAACACACACTTTTGGACGCCCCTCCCACCGCAGGGGCGTTTTTTTGGCCTGCTCTCTTATAAATAGTAATGATTAAAGAGGAGGTATTGTACAACCGAATTAGAGTTAGGCCTCCCGCTCTACGACGAGGAATAAAAGATGGCAAATAATGTAAAAGAATTAATGGATACCGATTGGCGTGTCCAGGCAAGTGCAACTCTACAAGCAGATACCAATGCATCTCCAGGACTTTTATTGATAGATATATCCACCTTAAATGCATGGGCTGCTGGTTCAAAGCTAGCTCTAGCTAAAGTATTTTGGTCACTAGGTACCGGGGTAGCTACATTAATGTGGAATGGTACTGGTGGTGGTGGAGCCACAACAGAGGATGCAATAGTTATGAATGGTGGTGGTAGTTATGGTTTTACTTCTGGACAACCTGCATTACTTTCATATGCAGTAGGTACTAATGCTGTTACTGGCGATTTAATGATTGTCAATTCATCTGCTATTACTGGTACTATCATAGTAGAATGTACTAAGTTCCAAAATAATCTGGGTATTGGCTGGGGAGGCTAATGGCTTTAAAACCTACTGTTCCACCGGCAGCGCCTTTATCTACTAGTACAGTAAGAACTGGTAAGGTGGGTGATACTACCATCAACCCAGATGCAAGGCAGCCTGAGGTTTTTGATTATTCACAGAGTAATCAATTTAGGATTAATATACCAATATTTCCATTAACAGAATGGTTTGTGGTTAGTTGCAACGTACCTGGTGTCACTATGGGCCAGGGCGTTGTACCTACTCCACTATTAGATATTCCTTTTATTGGTGATAAACTTACCTATGACCAATTCAACATGACGTTTCTTGTTGATGAAAAATTGAAGAACTATATTGAACTGCATGATTGGTTGGTTAATATGGCAGCCCCTCAAAAGTCATCACAGTTTGGAGCTCGAACTAGTGACTATGTGGTACGTCCTAGTCAGCCTACTAAATTTTATAGAGATGGTAAAGAAGTAACAGGCTCTACATCCGATAGAGATTTATACTGTGATATAGAGCTGTATATTTTAAGTTCTAAAAATAACCCTGTTGCTAAGATTACTATGCAAGAGGCTTTTCCTGTTACTATCAGCGCATTAGATTATACCCAGCAAGATGCGGATATTGCTTATGTACAGTGTAACGTATCATTTGCTTTTATGCTTTATACAATCGAAGCTGTATAAATAATTCTGAGGGAGTAGTTAAGATAATCGGATTAAGTATGTAATCTTCCAACAATTTTTGACGGAAGTATAGTTAGGGTAATATAGGTAAGGGTTGGTTATCCTCTGGCTACTTTCTCACCTTATATTATGGAGTGAATATGGATTTAAGTGAGTTGCAA